CCCATACCTGAAATAGCATTGCTACTCATAATTTACCTCCTTTTCAAATTTAAATTAATATACATAGGCTATCTACGTTGAATTTCAAAATTCAATATAATAATAGCCCTTCCATTATCATCCCATCCTAACATAGCAGGTCCGTTAGAACAGTAAATAACAGAATATAAAGTACTATTCACGGTTTCTTGCCCAATCCCATGTAAAGTATCCCTAATATCTTGTGCCAAAGCATCTCCTGTAATATAACTGGCATTTCTAACACGTATCTGTACCGCATCATAATAATAATTTTCACCTTTTATAAAAGTTAACATTGGTGCAGCACTCATACCAGCAAAAATTGTAACAGTATTTATAGGTGTAGAAGGTTCTTTAGCTATAAACAAATCAGTACCAAATACCAACCCTAATGAACTCTCATCCACTAATAAACATTTTATGTCCTCACAAACAGAATTCATAATCTTTTACTTTATGTTGGTGATATAAATTGTTGTGATCTAAATTCCTTACTATATGACATACCTTTTCTAGCAGCAGTTTTACCAAAACCTTTTAATAAATAAGCCCTTTGTACTATTTTAAGTATTTCAGTCCTTTTTACTTTTAAAGCCTTTTCAAAAAATTTAGCACCTGAACCAGTTTCACTCCACTGAGTCCCTACTGGCATTTCATGTGCCCATATAGCATATGGAGAACTAAATCCCATTAATACATTTACATTAGAAGCTGACTTAGTTTCAGTCTTAGCTTTTGCTAATGCTCCTTGATGTGCTGCATTTAATTCAGTTGCATCAGGTCCTATAAAACCACCCCCTTTTCCTCGACGTACACCTGCAGAATTAACTATAAACCAACTCTTCCTTAAATTCCCTAAATCTTTAGGTATCGTAGGTATTTCAGTTACCATAGCTTTACCAATCATATCAGCCGCTTCAGTCATACCTTCCATACCAGCAAATTTCATATTACCTAACTCATTCCTTAAATTTGCTTTAAGTTGTGCAAAACCTGTTATGTAGACTCTACCTGCCATAATATTATACCTTCTGTTCCCAATTTGGTTTCAAATAATACATACGTACAAAATCAGTTGTTGACATTACCATTGGTGTTTTCTCTTTAGAAACTATTTTAAAAACACCTTGTATTGTTTCAGGTAATGGATATGTATCTCCTGATTCAATATCTAATCCTAAAAGAAGTAAACTAGCTAATGTACCAAGATATACAAGTTCATCCTCCTCTGCTTCAGTATTGGTTAAAATTAATCCAGTGGAAATAAGTTCTTCATTTTTCCTATTGGTAATTAGTTTTGTCATTTGATCCCAACGTACAGCAATCTCAACAGGTTCATCATACGTATTAGTACCATACCCAGGATTCACAGGATTGGCCCAATGTACAGCAGTCTGCACTGCAAACTTACTAATAACCTTTTCTATAATATTACTCATGCGTCAAAACTTTGAACCGCCCTCAAAAAAGCAGGTTTCTTTTCCAAATCCATAAATGCCCCTGATGTATCCAATGCTAAAACCATTTGACCATAAGAAGTAGATTGCAAACCTGCTCCCCATTTTCCTATATACTCAATTTTAGCAGTACCAGCTTCTGCGATTTTCGCTACCCGTTCTCTTGTAATAGCCAACATGTGTCCTGCCAACCATTTCTCTATTTCTGTATATAAATCAGAAGCAGTGGTTCCCAAAACAGTATTTACCATCGTATTCGCTGCAGCTATATATTTATTTACATCTGCCTCAGTAACGGTCATACCATCCATTATACTATTCACATCGGCATAATTCGTTCTTACAGCCATAATTATTTTGTTTTAATTAATGTACTTTCTAATAATGATATAATTCCTGTTTTCCAAGGTAAATCCAACCAACGTAACATTTCATGTATTTGTTGAAAATTACCATTTAACATTCGTTCAGGCCATATAACCTTACAGTCTAATCCTTTTTCCATCATTGACACAAATAATTTTTCATGTTCATGTACCCACCACAACCAACCACTTCTTTCATCTAAAACATTAATAGCCTCTAATATTGATGGATCCTCATACGCATCCATAAATCCTGTTTTCAAACAAGAAGAAATAACATCCCCTGTTCTACGTCTAACAATAATATATTTAGCATTAGGATATGCAAAAGCCCAAATAGGCCATATTTGAGCAATCCTTGCACTTTTATACATCCAAATTACTTTTTCAGAATAACCCTCTTCAATTAATATATCCTCAACTTTATTTTTCCAATCAAATGGAATAGGCATTTGTGAATAATCTGGTAAAGGGTATTGTCCTCGATTATCTATAGATAAACTATTTTCATAATAAGTATTAACAAACTGTTTTATTTTTTTATTTTCACACATTGTGGTTGTTTCACCTGTAAATCCACCACACATTTCAATAATGCGAGCAATAAGTGAACTACCCGAACGTTCAATTCCAGTAACAAAAACTGGTATATTTAGCTTACTCTTTACCATATCACAACAATTATCTAATAATCACACTTTGCCAATATACATTTAAATTGACTAAAATTACGAATAAAATCTTGATCTACATAAAATTGATTCATTATATTTTTAATCATATTAAATTTAATTGGGTATGATACACATATTCAACCACCCATTCTACCTTTGCTTTCCTCATTCTAGGCTTACCATGAAAACAAACAACAGAAATATTTTCAGGTAAAATTTTTAGATATTGTACCATTCTATCTACCCTTGGTTTAAAACTGCTAATTTTATCAGTAAGATCCTGCCAAAATAAATCAGTAGGTACAACAGCATTCATAAACCACATATCTCCTTTCTTATATGTTTTCATATAACCTTTTGGATTCTTTACCCATACATCCCATATTTTTTCTACCTTTTCATTATTAGCTGGTACCCACATAACTCCATTAGCATAAACACTCCTACCTTTATAAAAATCAATTAAATTTATAAGTTTATTTTCATTCTCTTCATTTGGAAATAAATCAATAATATCCCCAACAATAGCAGTATCCAAATCAAAAAACAAAAAAGGTCTATATTTTTTTAATTGAGGAGCAAATAAATTCATCTTACACCACCAACCAGGCCATTCATTATTATACATTGGTAAAAGTGTACAATCTTTTAATTTTATAATAGAACTAACCTTGTCATACAAACAATAAATATTTAAACGCTTTTTAGATTTCCATTGTTTTTTCAAATGGAAACATAATAATTCAACATCACTAAAATGAAAATCCTTACCAACTTTTAAAGCCAATAATACATTATAATCTTGCATAGGTATCCCTTTCTTTTAAATGAGTATCCATTAATTCTTTGACCAATTTAGACAAATTAGATCTAATTTTAACAGACTTAGTATTTGAATGCCTTCTATAATAATAAAGTATTTCATCACAATAACCTAATTTAAATCCTGCCCAAAGACAACGTAAATTAAATTCATATTCTTCAGAATGGTGTAACCTTTCATCAAATCCTTTTAATAAATCAAATATTTCTTTCTTATATAATACTGTACCTCCATGTATTGGATTAGATTTTAAAAGGTTTTTGTATGATACAACTTCTGGTGGTATATATCTATTTCCATGATTACCATTTTTATCAATTTCAATAGCATTTCCATGAATAAAATCAACATCTTGTTGTACAATAGCATCAACGGCAACTGTAAGACTATCCTCAGATAAAATATCATCTTCATGTAAAAACTTAATATAATCTCCAGTAACTTCTGGTAATACTTTATTAAAATTCTCAGCCCAATCACCTTCCCCTTGACTAATAATAAGCTGACACCAATCTGGTACACTATCAATAGCTTCTTGTAACCAACCTCTATCATCTTTATAAGGAATAATAATAGTTACCTTTGGTTTTCTATAACTATTAAACTTAAAAATTGAAGTTTCCTTTAAAGTTAATAACTTGTATAATATTTCATTTTTTTTAATTTTATTTATATTAGTCAAATGAAAAACTTTTTCATGCCATTGATGTAAAACAGAAACTTCTAAAGGTATTTCCTTTTTTAAACCTAACCTAGTAATCCTTTCCACAAATTCATCATCCTCATAAGCAACACCATTAGCGAACCGTTCATCAAATCCACCAAGTGCATCCATATTTTTACGAGTTAAAACACCACAAAAATGATAATACACTGGACGATAAATTGGATGATTATACCAACCTAACATATTTTCATATTCATATGTTCTTTGAGATAATTTTCCTTGTTTACGTTTTCTTCTTGGTGTATTTTCATTTCCATATCTTTTTTGAGGTAAACTATCAAAATTAGAAATTAAATCAAATACACTTTTTTCCTCAAATTCCCCAAAAGCATAAGTAGAAATAGATAAATAATTATCATCTGTAATATTTTCAACTATATAAGTAAGAACATCCCCTACATGAATACACTCAGGATTTTGAATAATTATTATATCTCCTTTCGCTGCGGCAATACCTATATTATATGGAATACAACTATTCATGTACCATTTATCCTTTTTTTCTATATGAATAACACGCATAAAAGGAAATTCAAAAATTAAATCTTCAACCCTTTCTTCTTCATCGCTACCATCATCCACTAAAATTAATTCATAATTTTTTTGAACAGATTTTTTTATTGACTGTAAAGTATTATACAATACTTTTTTCCTATTATAATATGCAATTACTATACTAATCATATCAAAAATCCTCCTTCTTTTAGTATATTCAATATCTGTTCTTTACTTTGCTTTTTAGCCGTTTTAGAATTAAACTTTTCTAATGTTACTCCAGTAAACCCTTTAACCACACTAGAATCCCAAATATGCCAATACGTTCTACCAGTTACTAAATCTGGATAAATAACATATGAATCATGAGGAGCTTTCTTGGTTGACTTAATTTCAAATTCAGAAATCAATCCTTCATGTATTTTTTCACCTACTCTACTTCCTGTTATATCTATTTTTACATCTAACCATTCCCCATAGTATTCAACTAAAACTTCAATCAAATCCTTAATATAAAAACAAGGCATTTCCATCACATAAATTTCGCCACCTATTCCTTCACCTGTAAAAAATAATAACATATCTACAATATCTGACATCGTAGAGAAAAACCTAGTCATTCTTTCATCGGTTAAAGTAACTCTACCTTTAGTTTTAATTTGCTCAATAATAAGAGGAACAAGACTACCATTAGTTCCTAAAATATTACCACCTCTAATACAAAAAAATTCAGTATCTTTAGTATTACAATTAGCTTGTATTATTAATTTCTCAGCAGTAGCCTTAGTCAATCCATAAAGATTATTTGGTTCAACTGCTTTATCTGTTGAAACATATAAAAACCTTTTAACCTTATATTTTGTTGAAGCCTTAATCATATTAATAGTACCATTTACATTAGTTTTAATAGCCTCAACTGGTTGATATTCACAAACAGGTACATGTTTCAAAGCTGCTAAATGATAAACAATATCAAATTGATATTTTTCAAACACAGATTCAATTGCATTAGAATCTCGAACATCTCCAATTATAAAATCAACTCTTTTATCATCTATATCCCGTTGCATATTAACTTGTGCAATTTCACCACGAGAAAAAATAACAATTTTTTTAGGTATACAATCTTGTCCAAGTTCTTTATGCACCAATAATTGTGTGGTTACATATCTTCCCCAAGAACCAGTACCACCTGTAATTAATATTGTACTATTTTTAATCATCTTTTTTTCTTTTAATAGAAACATTTTGTCCTAATAAAATACGAAGTACCGTATCAGAAACATTATCTTTAGAATATTCATCTGGTATAATCCATTGTTGTTTTAATTTTAAGATATTATAATAAGCAGTTAAAATATCTTGTTTTTTTGTACCAGCTAAAATTAACGAACCCGATTCCATAAGTTCTTGTCTTTCAGTTGTATTTCTTAATACAACACAAGGTGTACTAAATAAACAGGCTTCCTCTGGAACTGTACCTGAATCAGTAAATATTACTTCAGCTTCTTGTTCAAGTCTTACAAAATCAAAAAATCCTATTGGATCAATACAAACTACTCTATCAGAAATTTTAACTCCTTGTTTTTTAAATTGATCTTTCGTACGGGGATGAATAGGAAATATAACATTCATATCCGCCCCAATTGTAGTCATAGCACTCATTATAGATTTAACCACTGAAGGGGTGTCTACATTTTCACTTCTATGTAATGATAACAATGCAAATTTCTTATGAGGTTGCCCATTTCTTTTTTGTATATTTAATCGTTCTAATATATCACTACTTACTATTTCTACTCTATAATATTTTAAAACTTCATTAATTGGATTACCAATTTTAAATACCCTATTTTTATGAAAACCTTCTTTAAGTAAATTTTGTTTACTATTCCCAGTATAAGGTAAATTCATATAAGAACAAATATCAATTATCTTACGATTTAACTCTTCTGGAACTGTTTCATCATAACATCTATTACCTGCTTCCATATGATACACGGGAAACCCCATTTTGCTAGCGATAATGGATATTAATCCTGAGTTCGTATCCCCAAGTACTAAAACCTTATCTGGTTTCTCCTGCGTAAGAATATTACCTAATTTTATAGTAGCCCAACCAATAAAAGTATGTAATGCAGTGTACATATTTTTTCTATCTTCAATATCTGCATAAAATGTATAATCAGGTTTACGGATTTTTAAATCTTCAAAAAAGATTGTACTTAATTCAGGTTGAGAATTTTGATTTGTATATGCATGCACATGCTCACATACTGTATCTAACTTTCGTAAGATAACAGATAATCGAATCAACTCTGGTCTGGTTCCTGTAATTGTTAAAATTTTCATAATTTTCCTGTGATTAAGGTTAATATAATTTCTGTCATACTACAAGGTCTTTTAAAACCTTTTATATTTTCTTCTAAGTTTTCTCTAATCCATTTATACAAGGATTCACCAATCGCCCAATCATTTAAATTAGTTACATCATATCTCATTTTCTTCATTCTTTAATATGTCATCCAATCTGTTCCTGCATACCCATATTTCAATTGATATTCAACTGGTTGTAATGCATTGGTACCCTCAGCTGGTGTAAATGTAAATTCTCCAAAATATAATTTTCCATCTATATTATATATATCAACTCTTACAAATGGAGGATTACCTACCCTTTCAGTTAACCTATAAACTATATCTTTCATTTTTTCAAAATTTTTAGGTGGTGGATAAATTGTAGAATCATTTTGCCTAGCTCTAGTAAATGGCAATAATTGCCAATTTTCATCATAATAATTTTGCCTATGATCCCCCTTTCTATCAATATCAAATTGGATAAATACTAATTTTCCATTCACCATATAAAATTTGTAATCTTTTAGGTTATCCCCTAAATACTCTTCAGTTATTATTCCAGGTTCTACTTGAGCATATTGTTTTTCATATTTAATCCTATATTGTATAGTTAACAATTCTTTTATACTTATTTCATATTTAATTAAATCTTTATCAGATCTAATAATATAATTCCATCCACATCCATGAGTACCTTTAATAATATAAGGATATTTTAAAGTACTATCAATATCTTGAATTGAAAAATTCTTATTCCAATAATTATATGTATCTGCTACATGAATAAAATCTTTTACAACTGCTTTCACCTTATATTTATCAACATAAGTAACATAATCATAATCTTTATATGGGTGTAAACAAAAATACTTAATAACTTCATTCCATCCAAAATAATATTTATTTTCACCATGTTCCTCAATACAATGATTACCAGTGGTTTTAATTTTAGCTTGTGTTTGCACATCATAATAACTTAAAAATAAACAACTATAATCAAATTCTTTATCTTTAAATTCTTCCCATTTTTGATTTAAATAATCTACTGTAATTTCAGAATAATCTTTTGTCCAGAGAATAGGTAAACCCTTATATTTTACTCGTATTTCTTCATTCTCTTCAATTATTGGTATACCTCCTGATAACCATGTTTCATAATGTCTATGACAATCAACACGAAAACCTTCAGGAGAAATTACAAATTTACAATACCCTACCTTAGCAAAGAATGTAGCAGGTGCCCTAAGCATATTAGAAAATCCATTTTTAAGTAAAATCTTAGCAATAATTTCTCGATTAAAATCCTTTCTTCTAATTTTATCAGTTTGATCATTAAATGCAACAAGTAAAAGTTTTGTTTTCTCTTGTATTTTAAATAAATCTTTAAAATAAATATAAGTCCAATTCATCCCCCATGGTAAAGCATGATTTACGCCATTAATCATACCATTATTTATAATAACATCTGATTGATTATATTTTAATTCTGTTGATTTACAAAAAAATGTTTTCATAATAAATTTCCTATTATATTATCAGAAAGATTTTTCAATCCACCATTTGTATTTTTTAAAAATTCACCAGTTAAAGGATGACCCCCATACCAATGAATACCAATAGAATTTTTAGTAAATTTTGGAGTTTTAGTATTATATATATCTGGAATATGTAACGCATCATGAGCATAAACACATTTCATTGATAAATTTACCACGGTTGAAATTTTTTCAATATGTTTTATCGTTGCAAATGTTTCATTTACTGCATCAGGACCTATACTTTGAAATACTAAAGGATCAAAATACCGTTTTTTCATCATAATTTCAAAAAATTTACTACCAGCACAAGCCATAAGTAATCCCGTTGAATGTCCATAATGACAAATACATACATAAGTTATTACCTCTTTATTTTCAATAATATTTTCTTTCAAATAAGTAATAGGTTTAAAAAATAAAATATCCATATCAGCATACACACCTCCATATTTATATAACATACAATATCGTAACTGATCTGATTTATGTGATTCTGACATTTTATTAGACATTCCTAAATCTTCCATGTCTACATAATTAATCTCAATAGGTAATTTTAATAATTCTGGAAAATAATCTGTTTCAATTTTCAATTCATAATTCAACTCTTGTGTTTCCCAAGTAACTACTTTATAAGGATATTTTGGTAACCATAACATTACTTTCCAATCTGGATTATGTTCTATAAAAGTAACCACCGTCATATAACGAAGATAATACATAGGAGTAGCTGACCAATATACATGTAATATTTTAGGTACATCTAAATTCCATTTCATAATTTTATCATTTGATTTGTATAAATATCACTACTATCCAATCCACTTTCAGTAACTATTTCATATTTAGCAAATTCATTTTCAACCTGTACCCTTCTATCTTCTCTACAATCTAAGTTAATATATAAAACCCCAAACTTATTACCTATCATTAGAAATAATCTTTTATATTAGCTTTTTTAAAACAAGTAATTTGACTATCTGGATTACAATTAATAATTTCAACCTTACCTTCCAAATCTTTAGCAATTATTGGAAAACCTATTATATGCCTTTCAAATGTTGTTAATACCGTTTTAAGACCCGTTGTATAAAATTTATGCCAATGTTGATTTTCTTTTTCATCTAATGACATATCAAAACCAAGTAAAAAAATACGTTTAACACCAAAATGGACTGCTAAATTAATAGCTGCTGCCCCACTATTACCATTCCAACTTACACAATTTTCTTTAAAAGAAATACCTTTAGGTTTTGTCTTATCCCTGTTGATAACTTTCAAATAAGAATTATGCATTTGATTTCTACCATGACAAGTAACCCTAAGACCTTTATACTCAAATAAATCAGGACGACTTTTAGCCATAAATCCTGCATCCCCAAAGAAAACACAATCAACCCATGATCCTAACCTATAGGACATATTTACTCCAATAATATGTTCATCATGAATGGAAGATAAGAAAGGGGAATAAGCTTCAGCGGTAAGTTGTTGATCACGTACTTTTGTAACAATATCCTTTGGTATTCCAAATTGATGCACAAGTGAAGGACCTCCCCCTATAATAATACATTGTCCTCCATCCCACATACGAGGGATCTTCCACATGACCTATATATTTAAAGAATCACATAATGTTTTAGCTTCTTCAAGAGAAAGAAGTTCCTCATTTAGAATTTTTTTAGATATATGGTTAATAACATTATACGAATCAGTTTTTTTATTAAAACTAACTTCATATAAATTTTCAACCTGAGGTATCGTTTCCACCTTTTTTACAATACGTACTTTTTTCTTACCTTTAATAACCTCAACAATCTTTTCCTCAACAATCTTTTCCACTTTTTTTGCTAATTGTTGAAGTTTTTCACCATCAACACATACAAAATGATGAGCAAGCTTCTCTGGTATTTCTTCAGGATACGCTTGAAAAAATTGTCCTGGTTTAATAGGTCTATCAAATAATGGAATACCTGCTCCTTGAGTAATTCTTTGATATCTTAATTTCGGTCTTACACCCGTATAAGGGGAAGCGGAAATTACATCTGCTGGTTTATATGTAGCCATAACTTATAAATTTAAAGAATTACATAATGTTTCAGCCGAAGAACGTCTTAAAGACTTTTCATTTATAGATTTTCCTGTTTCAACATTGATAACCTCAAACCAACCAGGTGACCTTGTCTTTCTAACAACATATAAATTTTCTTTTGTATTAGGTTTATCAGGATCTTCAATGGTTAAGGCTTTTGTGGTTTCATTACTGACACAAATAAGTTTCTCCATAAATA